GATGTTGCCCTTAACCATTCTAATTTCCTTTATATCAGGAAACTCCGCCTTAAAATTACCATACTGTAATAAAACTACCCTACACTTTTTGCAGTTATAATTCCTTATCTTTGATTTGTTGGCTATCATAATTTTTCAATCCTTCCTTTTCAATAAATGAAAGTGTTTTACATTTCGGACACTCAACGAACATTTTATTACCATCAACGTTTTTCATATAGACAAGATTATCAAGGCTAAAATTAAAATGACTTTTGCCTATTTCATATTTGAAAAGAAGTTTTTTACACTTCGTGCAACGAAATTGCAGCAATCTACCCATTTTAATTATTCCCCAATATTGGTATGCCCTCAAGCCTCAACCTTTGTATAGTTTCACCGACAGCAATTATCGCAAGCCTTTCAAGCAGCATTATTTTCTTTGGTTCGGTTTTTAAGTGATATGCTATACGCTCAACTGAATAATTGTGTATTCGTAATTTTAAAATAGTTTTAAGCATTTTTGCTATTGCCTTGCTTGACATTGAAGCGGAGATAAATTCTGTAACCTTAAAAAATGCTTTCTCAACTTCCGGGCTTACTGTTGTTAAGAATGACAAGGCATAACTTAAATATTTAACCCTGTCCGGCTGTGGTGTAATTGATATTTTCGCCTTCTCTATATCTTTTTTAATATCCTGCGCGGCGGTTTTTTCTTTTGCCTTGATATAGTTTATCGCTTGCTCTGTATTTAATGATTGTTTGTTTTCCATATCAATTAACTTGCACCTTTCCGAAGCCCCCGTAAGTAGCGTGCCCTTTTGATGAGCTATGGGATTTTTTCTTTTTGCCTTTTCCGGCTTTGTCCATTGCGATTGCGATTGCCTGGCGTCGCGGATGCCCACTATGCATCAATTCACTTATATTTATTGATATAGTTTTTTTGCTTGAACCTTTTTTAAGCGGCATTATGCAACCTCCCTCTTGGCATCCTTCTCAACCTCTTTGAGCAAATCCTCTAATATTGACAATTTAGCGAGTGCAGCACGGATAAAATGTGCATCCTCAACCGGATTAGGATTGATATTTTCATTGAGCATTTTAAGTATCACATCCCTGCCTTTTATATAATCAGCTTTATAACGCTGGAATAAATCACTTGCCAGGCAGGTTTTAGCTGATTTTAATATCTTATCAAGGTTAGCTTTTACCTCTGCCTCTTTCTGCAAGCGTATTTTTCTCTCTTCCGGTTTTTCTAAATTGAATGGATTATCTTTCATTATTCTGCCCCTGCTTTTTGCTGTGCCTTAATAACTTCCTCCGGTGGGTTTGTGGCAATTTGTGATTTTAAATCGCTGACTAACGGGATAAGCTCCTCTGCTTTTAACTGTGGAGGCAATCCTGTCATCTGTGACTCACGCAATTTACCTTCCATATAAGCCGCAACACCCTGCAATACTGCCCCTACTTCCATTTTTTTAAACTGTTCAAGAGGTGGCAATATCCGGTCAATCAATATGCGCCATTTTGGACTCCACGATTTAATGAGATTTTTAAGCAAATAATACACAGCCTCTGGATTTCTTGCGATTAACGGCTCAAGACGTATAGTCTGGAATAATCCTAAATCTTCAACCTTCGCCTGTGTTTTATCAAAATCAAAAGCATACGCCTGACATTGTATCGTAGTGCGCGCGGCAAGCTCATTACGGCTAATATCAGCGAAAGGATTACCACCGACAACTCTTTCGGGGTTGACGCGGTATTTTAGATTACTGTCTTTACTCGCCTGATAATAAATCTGTAACAGAATATAACCCAGTTCGTTAAATGCCGGTATCATTGCGCTGATATATTCTTTTATTGGAACGCCTGCCTGACGCAATAAGGCGATAGTCTTTGAGGCTGGAGCGTTAGGGTCAAGCGGTGTTTGCCCGCCGCTCATTAGGCTCGACGACTGCGTTTTTTCCTCATCCTCGCCTTTCATCCATTGTAATAGGCTAAGTAAAGATGCCATATCCATAGGCTTCATATACTTTTGCAGAAAATCTATCTCATCTTTCTTAGCATTGATAGGCAATCCGTGAACCCAACGCTTTTCTAAGAACTGCATATCAGTCTCAGAACCTTCCGGCGTAATCGGCGTAACCGTGTTTGTAATATACGCCCCGCCTAAAATTAAATTAAGCATAACACTCTGGGCGATATTGCTATCGGTTATGTCCTCGGCAAGGCCAGGCTGATAAAACCCATTTCTTGATTTCTTGATATATAACGGCAGGCAATTTGTAAAATCATATGGGTAATGAAATACGCCGATAACTTTCTTTTTATCTTTGGCTATCCAGCATAGTATTTTTGTATCTTCCTTGTCATCTTCTTTTAGCCGGAATCGATAAACGCATTCGTAGATATCAAAAGTTTCAGCTTGATATTTAGCAAGTTTCTTACCGTCTTTGTCGGTTATTAACTCATCTATCCCGTAAAACTTTCCCTTGTCCTCTTCTTTCTTTAATTGCCAATAGCTCATATTCGTAAGTTCAGAATAGAGCCGGGTTTCTTTTAACCCCTCGTAGCCGTCTGTGGCAAACCTGACGAAGAAGTTTTTAAGTTCTATAAACTGTATGCGCGGATCGTTGTAAACAACCTCTTTATATTTTGCGACAAAGGTTATGTCTTTACCTTCAATTAGCTTTTTAACTAACCCAGGATAATCTTTCGGAGCGTCCGGCCAGTTATTGATAAACTCTTTTAAGCCTTTATTTTCAATGATTGGATTGTTTTGTGCGTCCATACCCAAAATAACCGGCTTTCCGCTGTAATGCTCTTCGCGGGTTTTATTATCGGTTTTAATATCGTGGAATATTTTAAGTATGCCTGTGCCTTTTTTGCCGGCGCACAAAATGCCTTTCCCTATTGGGGCCTCAAAATAAAGGTTATCAAGTTTATAATCTAAAAAATCCTGTTGTTTATCGCATACTTCCTGTCCGCCTTCTCTGGCATATTCCGGCCGCGGACTAACAGAGTAATTCGGGTCGCTTTCAAAAAACGCTTGTTTAATAAAATTGACTACCCTGTCGACAATAGGCTTTGTAATGTTGCGGTTTAAGTTAAATTGCAAGCGGGTATCTTCTTTAATCATCCCATCATATTGATTATCAAGCGCATCCCACTTCTCAACCAAGTTTTCCGCAGAGCGTTCCTTTTCTATCTCATCTATCTCTTCAAATATTTCGTCAACGAGCCGCTGTTCTTGTTCTTCAGACAGTTTTATTTTGTTGAGATATACCGGAAGAACATTCTCATCAATGGATTTACTTTCTTCGTTTTTCTTCTGCTCTAATTCGTAGTCTTGTTTTACTTCGGGCATAATCACCTCTTAAAGCCGCACAATGGCTGCCTTAATTCTTTAATTAACCCTGCCTGTTTAGCCTTATGCGGCGCTTTTAATGTTACTTTGTATGGGTATTGCATACGCACCAATCCGGCTATTGCCCGGCATATCACTAAACCATCCTGACAACCGCCTTGAGCCTCAACCTTAACCACCTTACCTGCCTTTTTATCTTTCTTAATAACAAAAGTTTTACACTCATTTATAAGTTCTTTAGCGAATAATGATGTTGAATTGTGTCGGAGTTCCTCATTTAATTGTGCAAGCATCTGCGGCCGGGTAAGGGAATTAGTATTAAAACCTAACTCATCACTTGAAACATCAACTCCATTTTTATTAACTATTCTCCGGTAAACGTTTCCGTATTTATCATATACCAGCTGACAAACCATATAGCCATAGCCCTTATTTTCCGGCACAACAAGCGCAGTATTAAAATAATTAGCAAGAGCGGCATCAAGTTCAGCAAGCTGTTCCGGGGTTATATCCTTACCGGACACTATCGCCGCAGTATAATTCGTGCGCTTATTAAGCACTAAAATCGCAGCCTCATCACTGCCTATACCCTCGGAAGCGTCTGAAACAACTAAGTATTGTTCTCCTTCAACCGGCTTTTCAAATAATTTAATCCGTCCTAATGGCATATCGCGCCATTCCCATTTCATATTTTGATAAAATAGTTCGCCTATGGTTATCGGACGTTTAGCAATTTGCTTTTCTAATCCTGCTTTGTCAAAGAACATATCCCCGGAAAGGCTGAAAGCCTCTTCCCATGTCGCCGGGTATTCAGTTTTAAAGCGTAATAAATCACCTTGGCATTTATTAACTATCGCCCAGCGCCGCCAAGATAGCTGTTCTTGCGTCAGATTATGCCTTTTTTGCAAAGCCTCTTCTTCCTCAAGGAAAACCCTTTCCGTAGTGTCAGCGTCAAAAAGAATGCCATTTACCGGATAAAGCTCTCCATTCTGTAAAGGCATCCGATACTCTTCCATTTCAAACCAGGCAAAGAACATCGGTATCCAGTCGGTTTCACCTTTTATCGCCCTCATCCATTGGGTATAAAATTCATTCATGCCATTAGCTGTGGTTTCACCGATTATCATACTATCCCAAAAATCAGGAACAGCTTGGTTTAGCGCATCCATTACACCCTTTAGATCGCGGAAGAAAGCGCACTCCGATAAATGGACGTATTGGTAAGTAAAAGCCCTGGCTGACTCTACATTCTCGGCGGTTTCTATAATTATCTGCGAATGAATACCCTCAAATTCAAGGTTTTTAGCGTTTGATTTCTTTAGGGCCGGAGCTAAATGTGGTTCGTTGATTTCAAGTTGTTCTTGGAATAATTTTGACATCTGGAAAAGATAATCAGATTTGTCGCCCTCGTCTGCC